CGCGCGGGATCTGGCCGGCGGCGATACTGGTCGGGCAGGCTTCGTTGAGCGCCACCATCAGCGGGTCATTGCTGTTGTCCACCGTCTATCTCCTGAAGCGCAGCCGCGCCCGATGCAGCCAGTCGACCGATCCGACATCACCCCCGCCACCCGAGCCACCGACGTACATGGCGACCTGAAAGGCGTTGGATTGCATGAAGTACATGGGTCAGGCTTTCTTGAAAGTGGCCACGATGTCCTGCGCGGCCTCTTTGTAGTTGGCGAGCGCGTAGGTCTGGTATTCCTGATTCCTGCTGAGGAGGTCGGGGCGCAGCGCGTGCCACCAACTCACCTCGAAATTGCAGTCGTATCCGCCCGGCGACCACCTGGCATCGTCGTGCGGCGCATTCGTGGTCCGCCACTCCTTCGACAGGTAGTAGAACCAGAACTCCCACACCGGCGGCCACTGGTGCGTCATGTCGCCATAGGCCCGGCCGCTGCCGCCGTGCGGTGCGATCAGCGTCATCTGCGCGCCGGGCTTCATCACCCGGTAGGCTTCGTTGCAGAAATGCACCCGCTCGCGGGCCGTCAGGTGTTCGATGAAGTGCGAGCAGTGGATTTCGTCCACCGTCCCGTCCTTCCACGGCCACCGTTTCCGGAGGTCGGCCACCACGTCCACGCCATCGAACTTGATCGAATCGACGCCGGTGAAGCCTTCCTTCTTGCGGGTTCCGCAGCCCAGGTCAAGCCTGAGCGGCGGCAATGCCTTCGCCGTTTTCTTGGCGGCCATCTGCTTCCCCTTCGTCACCACATCATGTCGGGCGGACCGAATTCGCCTTTGAGGTCGTAATGGCCGACGCGCACCGAGCAATCGATCGCGCATCGGTAGCCGTACTTCTTCGCGTCGGACCAGAAATAGAGGTCTTGCGTCGAGACGCCGTGCATCTTCTCGGTCTTGAACCACGGCCGGCGCAAGCGCTCGTCTCTGAACATCGACAGGCGCCAGAGGTTGAATCCCATCCCGGTACCGTTGCACTCCACCAGTCCGCCGCTCGGATCAGGCAACTGCGGCCGGAAATTCAGAACGGGGTCTTTCGGGTCGCCCCACACCTGCGGCACACCACCCATTCCCTTCGTGTGGTAGAGGCCGCCAATGCACGCGAACTCCGGATGCGCCTCCATCCGCTCGAGCAGCCGCAAAACCCCGTCTCCGGGTGGTGCGTTGTCATGCTCCAGCGTGAGCACGTATTCCCACTGCGAGAACTCCGGATGCGCGAGGATCGACGCCAGCGCGTTGCTGTACGCCTCGCCCACCTCGTAGCCCTGCGCCAGGATCGTCATCCGCCCGTTGTTCGGCGGGTACGCCAGGTTGATCCACGACAGCACGCACTTCGCCGGCACTAGGTCGGCCGCGGGCAGGATGCAGACGATCCGCTGCCGCTTCCAACTCCCTCCGCGCATCAGGCGGCCCTTCGTGGCCTCAAGGTCTGCGTTGTGCGCACCGCCGAAATCGGCGGCCATCAACTGCGGCTTCAATTACAGGAACCTCCCGAGGCGTACATGCGCCATGACGTTGGACGCCAATTGAGAAATCTGGCCCATGCTGATGCTGCTGATCGCCGTCCCACCGCCCACCGAAGCGGATCCGTTGAACAGCCACAGTCCATGAGAGGCTGCGTTCGATACCCGCCCCATCTGCGAGCGCACCGAGGCGTTGAACGCGATGTTCCCGCCATAGCTCAGAGAAATGCCAGCCCCGCTTGCGTTCGTCACCGTGGTTTGGGCGGAGGTCGATTGGTTGTAGGCAATCCAGTACTCACCCTTGCCGAGAGTCCCGGCCCAATCCGACAACCCCATGAACGCACCCGCAAAAACGGTCATGTGCGTGCTGCTGATCTGGATGGACGCATTCGACACACCATATGACGTGCTGTAGGTCGAAGTTCCGCCGCTGATCGGGTAGGTCATGCCGTGCTGCATCGTGTAGTTCGACCCGTTCACGCCGGCCGTGTGCTGCACCGAATACGACAGCCCGACCGCCGTGCTGCTGATGCTGCCCAGCGACAGGGAATTCGCGCCGGTGCCCTTGGTATACAGCACCATGCGGTGCGTTTCCGTCTGGCCGTAGCTGAACGAGGTGTTCGCCGTCGTGGCGAAACTCGTGGACCCGACCGACATGGACCGAAGATTGGCGATCCAGTCGAAACTAACGTCCTGATCAAGCTTGAGCGGCGCAATCTGGAACGTGCTTTGCGTCGGCCGCTGGAAGTTGCTCTGGTTGGCAAACGTGAAATTCTCGGCAAACGAGATGTAACTCGGAATCTCGTAGATTGAAACGGTCGCGCTATTCCCGTTCACCGACTGCGACAGGGCAATCTCACCCGAGCCGACGAACACCACATTGCTGCCCACCGTGCCGCTTGTCCCGGCCGTGTTGCCAAGGTTCGACATGCCAGCGCCGAACGCCCCACCACCAGATGGCGCGCTGCCCGTCACCGTCGAGCCGGTCAGCCCAAGCGTAATGTTCCCCGACCCGTTGCTGTTGCCAGCCCACAGGATCGGCATCGTGCTGTTGGCCGTGCTGTTGGTGAACTGCGCGCTGTTGTAACCGTCGCTGCCACCACCCCCTCCGGCATCGGTGTAGCTGGCCACGATGCTGCCGTTCGAGGTGTAGAAGCTCACCCCGTTCAGGTTGCCGAACGTCAGCGTGTTGGCAGTGAAACTCCCGTTGCTGCCGCTGAAGGCCGGGGCATTGGCCCCGACAATCGACAGACTCACCCTCGATCCATTGCTCGACTGGTTCAGCGTGATGTTGTTGCCACCGACCAGGATATATTGCAAGCCGGCGCCGTCAAACGTCCCCGTGGTCCCGGCCGTGTTGCCGTTGGTACTCATCCCGATGTTGATCGGATCGAAACTCGCGGTCAGCGTCGAACCGTTCAGGCCGAAGCTCATCTTGTTCGCATTGGCAAACCTGATGGCCGACAGGTTGTTGCTGGTCGTGCCTGCCAAGACGTTGATGTTCGATAGCCCGGCCGCCGGCGCCGATAGCGACAGGTTCAGCCCCGCGCTGTTCAGCGTCGCGCTCGCGCTCACGTTCGTGCCGCCAAACGTCGTGCCCGTCCCGGCATAGCCCCGGGCGTCGATCGACAGGCCGGCACTGTTCGCCGTCCAGGTCATGTTAGACCCGGCCGTGGCCAGGCCGATGCCGTCCGTCGAATTCCGGGCCGTCGTGATGTAGTTGCCGACCGACACGCTCAAGCCGTTGCTGGCAACCGTACCGCTGGCATTCGTCCCGGCAAATACCGCATTGGCCTGCACGAAATCCGTGCCGCGGTTGCTGGCCATCGCCGTGGTCAGGTAGGCCGCCAGATCCGGCCCGATGACCGACATCGCCGTGCCGTTGCCGGCCAGCGTGACATTCCGGCCACCATAGAACGCCGCGTCCGTGCCGCCGAACGTCGAATTCCCTTGAGTGTTTCCGCCCAAGGCGAAATTCAGGCTGTGGACTGAATTCCAGTCCGACGGCCTCACCAGATCTGTCGCGTTCCCCGTAGCGGTGATGCCGTCCGACCCCCAGACCGTCACCGTCCCGGTGAAGTCTGCGAGTGTGTCAACCTTGGCGTGCGCAATGGTCACGCCGAATCCCCTACTTCAGCAGGTCCGCAGCCGCAGCCTTGGCTCGCGCCAGGCGCTCCTCCAAAGCCGCGACTTCGCCGGCCAGGGTGTCGCGCTCCTTCACGGCAGCCGCGATGTCCGCATTGACCGCATCCAGAACCTCGCGGGTATTCGTGACCGACTCTTGCGCCTTGTCCTCGCGCGCTTTCGCCTGCGCTTCCGCCTCGGCCACGATCTGCGCCGCGCGCACGTTCGCGGTTTCCCACACGCCGGCCGCCACCGCCTCGGCATCCGCCTTCATCTTGGCGACCCGACCGCGGCAATCGGCTTCGTGAGCATCACGGGCCAGCCGCTCCGTTTCGTAGGTCCGGCGCGCTTCACCGAGCGCCGCCTCCGTCTCGCCGACCGTCTGGCTCAGGTTCTCGATCTGCGCCGTCCGCTCGGCAATCGCTTGCTCGAGGCTGCCCAGGTTCTTGAGCAGGTCCGCCACATGCCGGAATGCGTCCAGCCGGGCCATCTCGCGCTCGATGTAATCCGCTGCCAACGTGGCATCCATGATCAGGTCCTCATCGTGTTGGAGCGGCGCAGGATCGCGTAGACATCAAGCGCCGTCGTGCCGTCCCCGGCCGACACTCGCGGCCGGCTGTAGCGCGGGATCTCCACGACCTGTTTCACCGCCGTCGCCGCCGTCAAGCTCACCGCCGACCCTTGGGCGTTGTTCAGGCCGCCGTAGCTGATCGCGGTATCGTTTGTGCCTTCCCAGACCACCGTGCCGCCCGCTCCGAACGTCCCGGCCGCCTGCACGCAGCGGTCGCCAAACTCGGGGAACTGAACCGGCGCGCCGTCATCACCATTGGCGAGCCCGCTCCACTTCACCAGCAGGACGGAGCCGTCCTGGCTGATGTCGGTGACCGTTGCGATTTTCGTTGCCATCTCTGCTCCTATCCAAGCGCGCCCATGCCGGAGTCGTAGACCGGCGGCGCCTCATATACGGTGGGGTCCTTCAACTTCGGAATCGTCGGAATCGCAAAGGTCAGCGCCAAACTGTCGGCCCGGTCCGGGCTCTTGATGCCCCGCCGCTTCGCGTCCTCCTTGCTCTCGATCAGCAACTCGCCGCCGCGGTAGAGATACCGCAGGGCCGTCAGTTCCGACCGCAAATCCTGATCATTCGGGATGCCGGCGCCGGCCAGCCATTCCCGCATCTGGCGCCACATCGAGGCGCGCAGGTTGTAGTCCTCGCCGTTGCTCATCCGCAGGGACGAATTCACGTCGGCGACGATCTTGCGCACCTCGAACTCCCCGGTGCGCCGGTTGTTGATCGTTTCGTCCGGATACCAACCGCGCAGCATGTCGGCCACGCCCGCCCCGATCCCGATGGTGTCCACCGCGATTTGCTCGGGCTTCTCGTTGTAGGCCGCCACCAGGCTACGCACCCGGGCCGCGACCTGCACGGTGTCCAGCTTCTGCATGACGTGCTGGGCGAGTAGAGCCCTGCCGCGGCGGAACGTCACGCAGGTCTTGTCATCCCCGAACCTGGCCACGTCCACGCCAACCCGCAGGCCACCGCCCACCGGAACCCCGGCCGGGCCACGCTCCGCTGCTTCCGCAACCAGGGGGCCGGGGATGAATGCATCGGTCACCGACGCTTCATAGTCCCGGTCCACCTCCTGCGCGAGGATGTGTGGCTCAAGGGTCGCCTTCTGCTTGGCGTACCACTCCGGACCCTTCCTTGGATCATCACGCCAGTCGAACACGAACACGGGAATCTTCCCACCATGCCGCTTCTTGTGGAACGGGTTGCCCGACCCCGCCGGCGTGCTGACGTCAATCTTGCAGTTCGAGGTCTGACTCAGCGCGGCGTCGATCGCTTCCGGATGTTCGTAGAAGGCGCTTTCGTCCTTGAAATACACCGTCGCCCGGTTGCCGCGGCCAATGTTGTCGCCCGCCTCGCCAACGATCGCCGATCCCGTTTCCGGGTTGACGATGCGCATGAACGGCTGGTGCTTGTCCGGATTCCAACCCCATGGCATGAACTCCGGCGGCAGCCATTCCAGCGTGAACCGGATCTTCCAGAACAACGACTTCGGATCGCCGATCTTGTCCACGTATTCTTCTTTGCGGCTGCCGAAGCCCACCACCGTGCCAGGCCAGAACAGCCACATCCAGACGGCAAATGCCACGCACAGCCAGGACACACCCATGTCCCGGCTCTTCTCGCACAGACCGTCCTCGCGCGCCTGCCAGCGGGCCTTCAGCCAATCAAGGAAGTCGGCCTGGCGCGCGAACAGAACAAACGGCACGCTGGTCGGCAACCCGACATCGGCATTCCGAGGGTCGAACGTGAAGCACCAGTCGTCAACGAACTCGACCGGATGGTGCTTGTAGAACTCCTTGATGGCCGCCAGTTCCTCGCGGCTCTTGGTCCGCAGGGCCTTGAGCATGGCCGTGCGCCGCCCATATTCGGCCCGGTAGTCCGGGTGATGCCAATCCCACGCCCCCTCAGTGGAGGGGTTTGGACTGCTCACCGGCCTGCAGCAAGTCGCGGTACGCCTGATCTGGCTCGAGCGTGCCGGTGCGGGTTTCGGTCTGAATCGGGCCGCCGCCGGCGCCCGTGTGTTCGACCGCCGCCAAGCGCGGATGCATGTACGGCGCCGCCCGCATCGCCAGTTCAGCCGCTTCGGCCAGCAGGGCAAGGCGTCGCTCCCGCGTTGCCGTATTGCCCACAGGCTGCTCCAGCGCATACGCATGGTTCTCGCGCATCGCCTGCAGCATGACCTCAAGGGGCGTGATGCCCTCCTCCACCGCGCGCTCGGCAATCTCCCGAGTCCGCTGCGTCACCGAGCCTTTCTTGCGCCCGGCGCCTTTGCGCGAACCGCCCCGACCCGCGTTTGATTTGTTTGAATTCATCTGATTTGCAATGCTCATGTCATTGATCCGACAGAGAAAAGAATCAAATCAGTGCGGCATCACCAACGCCAACCGCTTCACGCCTTCGATCGGCTGCATGGTGTGGTGATTGAGCAACAGTCCGAGGCTGCCGCACTTGGCATTGGCACAGTGCAGGCGCCCCAGCGGGTTTCCCGGCCCCTTGGCGCGGCTCAGACGCTCCTGGCATTCCGGGCAGGGCGGGTACATGGCGTTCTGCACCGCGGCGACACCCTCGTCGGCCGTCAGCACCTGGCCGTCGGCGCCCACCATCGGGGCGGACATGGCCGCCGCCAACGCATCAACGCCACCTTCTTCCGAACCGTGGACGCTTGCCGCGCCCGCCTCGGAACCCGCTTCGCGCATGATGCGGTCCAGTTGCCGCGTCAGCATCAGGATCACCTGACACGCGGTAGATTCGGTGTCGAACCCTTCGGCGTAGGTGGTTTCGACGTGCAGTTGCCCGTCTTCCCCATCCCGCACTCCAATCTTCGCAACAGCCATCATTGCCCCCTTCTGTGGTTGGTCAGCCGTTGTAGCCGGCCTCGAACTGGTCCCCGCCGGCCGGCGTGACCTTGCGCATTTCAGCCAGGACGAGCTTCAGGGCTTCGCCCGCGGTCGCCGCCTTCTGGCCCGCCGGTTCGGCATTGCCCGCCTGCTTGTGTTCGTCCATCTCCTGTTGGAGCGGCTCGCTCGAGACTTCGTAGCTGCCGTCCGGGTAGCAGAGAATCTCGATGCACACCCCGCCACCGGACGGTTCACCCTGCTCTTCGGCCGCCGGTTGCGCGCCTTCGGCGCCTTCGTCGTCCATTCCGGGCGCCGCTCCAGGCGGCATGCCGGCCATCACAGTTCACCCGGAAACGGCACGGCATCCTCGCCGGGATCGTCGCAGGGGTCCCATTCGCTGGCGTCCGCCGCCACGCGATCCAGGAACGCTTCCGCCTTCTCGTCGGACTCGAAACCGAACTCCGCGCCCGTCTTGCTGTTCTTCAGGTAGACCATGACTGCTCCTTGTGGAATGGGTGGCGCCGCCCGGCCCCGAGCGGCCGAAGGGGGAACGACTTGGGCTTCTCACCGTCGGCGGCCTGCGCACGGTTGTTGCCGCCACCGCATCGCTGGGCGGGAAAAGAAAAGCCCGGCACTTGGCCGGGCTGAATCCATCGCAATCGCGATGGAGGAGACAAAAGTTAGTCGCGCCTGAGTCCCTACTTGTCGAGCCCCGGGACGGTAAGCATTGCTCGACTCACCCGCCCCACCACACGCGACCTCGGGGCGCTACGCTCTGGTTGCGGCGGCCGGCTCTGCCCCGGCGATCTCCTGCTTATGAGGCAGGCGGGATGCTGACTTCCCCACACCGCGATCGAATCTCTGCGCCGACCGACTCCCAGCCGTCATAACGACCCGCAGGCCATGCGCGCAATGTCAGGGCGCACCTTCCCCCGACTTCTCCTAGACTAACATGGCAAAACGCGCCCTTTTTATATTTCCACACCATGCGCAATCAGGCGCGGCACCAGCGCCCGTTTCGCGTCCTCAACCGTCTCGTCCGTCACCAGCGGCCCGGCCTGCCCGCGCTGATTCGACCGGAACACCGACGCCTGCCGCTCGCGCTCGATGGCCTCCCGCATCCTGACCTGCGCCACGATCCGCCGGTTGTAATGCTCCTGCCACGCCCAGGCATGCAGCACCCTGCGATGGCTCTCCGGCATCTCATCCACGGCAACGTCCACGATGGCGCAGATATTGCGCAGGATCGTGTCCAGCACTTCCTCGGTGTGCATCCATTGCCGGCTGGTGTCGATCGCCATGCCGTACCCCGCCGGCGCGGCGTAGTGGGCCGCCGGGTTGGGCCTGACGCAGAACCACCGCGCCCAATCGTCCACCACCTCGTCAAGGCGGCGCAGTTGATTGAGAGACAACCCGGTGCCACGCTTCATGTAGACCTCGCAGGGCTCTTGTGTTGACAACATCGGCGCTCCTCGCTCTTCCAGAAAACCTGACCGACTCGGCGTAGTCGCCGCCCCGCGGCAAGTGATAGCGCCACGCCCTTCTACTTCTCTCGCCGAAATTTCCCTGCTCGCCATGCCGAACCGCATGCAGCTTGCGTAGGCGCTTGAGGGACCAATGAATCTGCTGTGCCGTGAATCCGGACCCCAGGCTCAGTTCGTAGGCGCTGGCATCGGCCTCCTTCAACCTGGCGATGATCCACGCCGTGATGTCGCCGCAGCCCGTCGTCGGCCCGCGCGCGCCCATCACTCCACCTCGTCTATGCCGAGTTCCCGGGCCATCTTGATGTCCTCAAGCCGGTGCCGCACGTCGCGCTTCCTGCGCTCCTCGTCGGTGAATTTCCGATTCAGGAATTCAATGTCGGCTTCCAGAGAGCCACCGGCCACGACCCGCCGCATCTGCGCGGCCGATCCGACGATGCTGTGGTGAACGGATTTCGACAGGGGCGTCGGGCCGGGGATCTGGACGGGTTTGCCCATCACACCTCCGCCCGCGCCACGAGAGGCGCTTCCATCGCACGCATGGCAGCGGCCAGCATCAGGTGAATGCTCCCGCCGTCCGCGTCGCCGAACCCGAACACGCACAACTTGTCGCCGAACGTGACCACGGAGGCCTCGCGTACCTCGCCGTGATCGCCTGCGGCGCCTTTTTCGACCTCATCCGCCAGCTTGCGCAGCATCGCAGGGATGTCCCTGGCGTTGCTCTCGTAGATGGTTTTGACTTCGGCGAGAGCCATCACGCAATCTCCTCGCGCTCTGTTTCGGCCACCTCGATGTCGGGCGGCAGGATGCGGATGCGGTCGCGCTCGATCCCCCAGGTTTCCCCGTCGTCCTCGTACAGCACAGCCATCTGCTTCGCATCATCCAGCCGCCCGCACAACACACACCCCGCTTTGCCGAGCCCCCGCCAAAATCCGGCAATTGTGTGAATACGCCCGAGCCCCACCTCGCTCCCGCAGCACGGGGTCGGCCTGACAATCATGAACATGTCCCCGACCTTCATCACGCCACCTTCTTGAGCGGCCCGTAGACCAGCCGCAACGTTTCCGCCAGCAGGTCAAGCTCGCTCACCTTGTATCTCCGGTAGATGCCGTCTTTCTTCAGCGTGTGCACGCCAGTCGCGCCAGTGTGGTGTTCGGGGCAAAGAGGGATGGTCAGGAAGTCATCCTGCCGCTGCGCCGCCCCGGTTTCTTCTTCCAGGTGGTGAACCTGCGCCGGCGTGCCGTCGATGCCCATGTGCCGGCAGAGAATGCAGCCGAGCGCTGCGACGCGACCCATGTGGCGCTGTGCAGGCCTCATCCCCGGCACCTCGCCGGCCGCTTGATCGTCACCCGCCCCGGCGCGACTCCCATCAAATCGCGGATTGGCACCGGCCAGAAGTGCAAGGTTCCGCCCTTGTCAAGTAGGTACAGCGCCTCGCTCGTGAACGCCCCGAAATCGCACCCGACAATGATCGGCGCCGACCTCGGCACCACCCGCATCAGCGCATCGGCGCGCACGATCGCCGGTGCCGCGCCCAGCGCGAGGATTGATCCGAGGAAGCTGCGGCGGTTCATCCCTCGAACCCTCCCAGCACCGTTTCCATCATCTCGGCGCGCCTGTCCGGTGTCAGGTGAGGCCACAAGACCTTCTGCGCTCTCTCCCCGCGCCAGAACCGCAGGCACGCCTCGTGGAACTCCCGCATGCCCTCCTCGTCCAGCGCGCGATAGCTGATCGAGCGCGGGATCGGAATCACCCCGCCACCGCCGGGTCCTGGCAACCAGTCCACGAACCCGGCGCCGATCTTCGTCCAGGTGCGGAACGACTCGAACTCGCTGATCCGCTCCTGCGCCTGGAACACCGCCTGCTCCATCGCCATGTGCCGCCGGTGGAACGGCCCGCGCCGCGGGAACCACGTTTCGACGCTGAACACCTCGCCGGGCTCCGCATCGACAATCATTCGCCAGAACCGGCGCCAACCTTTCTTGCTCCGCTCGTCCAGCCCATCAACCGATTCGAACAGCACGCGGCGCATCACGGCGCGCTCCGGCTCCGTCAGCGCCAGCGGGATCTGCTTGGAGAGTAGGACTTCAGACACGACGCGATACCTTGTTCCATCGCGCCGCCGCCCTGCGCTGCCATTCCATCGATTCGCGCGACCAGATGGAAAAACACGGATGTTTACGATTGAACCGCACGCGAGAACGCTGGCCGGCAAGAAATGCCGCCCGAGCTAGGCTGCCGCGCCACTTTGCGGAAATTTTTGCGACCGTCATACCTCCTCGACTTTCAGGGCGTGTGTCTCCAACATCAGGCGCACCTTGATCCGATACGCCGCGAGCTTTCGCGTGGCCGGTGATTTGCAGTCTTCGACGTGAATCGGCAGCGTGCAGTTCCGGTCCTGCCATACGAAGTCGGCCACGTAGATCGTGTGACCGGGCAGCGAGAACCTGACCTGCTTCGCCAACATGGTGATTTCGCCGGCCCGCTGCATTGCCAGCAATTCGCGCCAGCGGCGCAACTCCTTCTTCGAGTCGAACCGCTCGCCGAATTCGTCGGTGACACGCTCATTGCCGTACTTGTGCCTCGTCACCGAAATTGGCCCAGGCGGCAACAACGCCACAGCGGCAGACGCACGCTTCTGCGCCGCGCGCAACTGCTCCTCGGTCCAGCGAAGTCCGGTGGCCATGCTCAGACCGTGTGCGTGCCTTCGACGCCGCGCGCCATCCGCTCGCGCGTTCGGGCCTGCAACACAGCCTGCGCGCCCTCGATCATGTCCAGCGCCTTGGCGTTGTATTCGTTGGCATATGGACCCGCCTGAAACCCGCGCAGCCGGTCGGCCAGGATCGCCAGCAGCGCCTCGTGCGTGATGCCGTTCACGCCGTTGCCGTCGGCGTTGATCGGGCCATTCTGGAAGCGGATCAAAGTCGGCAGAGCTTCGCCACCGATGATGTCGTAGGCGTGGCAGGCGCCGCCGTGACCCGGCTCGTCAAGCGCCGTGATCGTTAGACGGTCATTCGCCGGATTCACCACATGGTCAGTCAGAGTTCGCATTTCATCCTCTTCGCCAGTCAAAGGCTTGGCTTGCCCGTGGAAATCTTCTGAATCTCCGCCCAGCGCAGCGGATGCGGACTGCCAGCTGGCGGCAGCCCCATCGCAGCGCGAATCACCACTTCGACCCGCGCCAGGCCGTCTTCGTAGCTCTCGCCCGCCCGCAATGGAATGTCGATTCGCGCGTCGTTAGCCCGCTCAAGCGCGGGCTCGATCGACTCGCCGCGCTTCGGCGCGATCGGGCGGGCTTGGGCGGCGTAGTAGGCGCGGATCACCCGTTCTCCTCCTCGAATTCCCGGCACGATGGGCAGCACCACCCCGGCAGTCCGGAGCGGCGCAGGGCTTGGCAGGCGGGGCAGCTCATGCGGCCTCCTGAGTCGTGCGCGCAGCGATCTCGCGCTCGGCAGCCTGCATGTCCGCCCTCTCGGCATCGGACAGCGCGCCAGGCCGGCGCACCGGCAGCAGGCCCAACTTCGCCGGCGCGGCCTTCACGCCCTCGCCCGGCACGTAGCTGACCTGCAGCATCGGCTGAGATCCGCCTGAGGCAAAAACCTTCCGCGCGCGCTCCGTCTTTCCGAGCAGTGCGACATCGCCCGCGCCATGTCCCCGCGGCAGGTTGTGCTGGTCGATCAGGCCGGTCAGCTTCGGCGGGAAACTGATGTTGTCCGCTCCTCGGCTGCGATACGCCCGGTACTTGGCAGCGAACTCTTTCTCGCGGAAAGGCAGTTCGTCCTCGCGTGTCTGGCAGATCGCCGGCCAGCCGCCCATGTCGGCGATCGCAGCGTGCGTGAACGGGTCATCGAACGCCACGGTGGAATACGCGCCGACCGCATGCACGGCGCGGATCACCTTCGCCCAGGCCAGCGCCGCAGCGTCCGCCGTCGTGCCGCCCAGCACCCGCCGGATGTCCGCCGGCTTCGGCATGAACTGGCCGGTGTCGGCGTTGTTGATGTGCGCGCTGATGGCGCGCTGAACCTCCTGCAGGTCAAGGTCCTTCGACGCCTGCCAGAACAGCGCCAGCGCCTGACCGGAAAGCTGGCGGCCGTAGAGCTCCGCCGTGGCGTTCATCACGTCGGAAAAAGCCTCGAAATCCGCGTCAACCATTGCCGCCTCCGAAGAGCAGTTCGCGCGCCCGATCCTTCGCGCCTGGAGCCAATCCGCCATGCCCCCGCACCGCCGGACTTCCGCGCGCCCCTCGCAGCCCGGCCCAGTCGTCTGCAACGGCGTTCCGGAACGCGGCATCCCAATCCGCATAGGTGTAGCCCTTCGCCTGGCACTTCGTCCGGAAGCTTTCCAGGTGGCGGCCGAGGTCCGCATACCCGCGCTCCGCCGCCCAAGCCTCGACGGCAGGGCTTACCGCGAAGTCGGGTGGCATCGGGGTTGCGGGTGCGCGTCGCGCGCGCGATGTTCTCTTTACCCCTTGGGTATGGGTACTGGGTACTGGGTATTGGGTATGGTTAGCCGTTGCAGGCGTTGCAGGTGCCGTTGCAGGTGGCGTTTCAGGTAACGGAGTGTCCGCGTTACCGGTGACGTTGCAGTGCCGTTGCACCATGGCCCGCAAATCGACCATCTTGATGTTCCAGTCGGCATGCAGTCCGTGCTCATGAAGTTGAGCGAACAGGGCGGCGCGCTCCTCACGGTGTCGTTTCAGGCGTAACGTTTCGTTCGCCTTCTTCACCTCGCGTTCCGGCTCCCCGGCCTGGAATGTCGCTATCTCCTCGTCGGCCCGGCCCTGGCGATAAAAGCCGGCCTCCAGCTGGAAGAACTCGCGCAGGACGACTTCCATCGCGGCGCGCTCCTCACGCGACTTGGCTCCGATCAGACGCGCGACCTGGTCCTCTGGAATCGGTCCTTCGTGGATGTAGTACACGTCCAGCAGGCGGGTGTAGACGCCGTGCTCCAGTAGGGACAGGTGTGATGTCTTCTTGAGGTAGTCGCCGATGTGGCGCGG